TCAACAAACCATTTCGAATCTTCACAAAAGAAGAGTCTATAAGCTCCATAACGCGATTTAATTAATTTTCTCATAAATGTGCGTTCATTATTTTTTATATTTAATTTGTTGCTACTAACATTCCATGAAGATCAGCGATTGTCTCGTCCTTCTTGACATTATCTTCTTCTAGTTTCTTACTCCATGAATGAAGTTCAGCAATGGTTTGGTCTTGAGCCCAACGCAGTTCCTGAATCTCAGCAATGGTCTTTTCCTTTTTAACAATGAGACTCTCATGAGACTCTAGTTCTGCCTTAAGGGCAATAACCTGATCAACGAGAGAACTTACTTCTTCTTCTAGTTGTTTAACATCATTTTCAAGATCTTTCATACCTAATTATAACAGAGTTCCTTATGGTGGATAGCGGGGGACTCGAACCCCCATCCGCTTTAACAAGCGTCGAAACCAAAGCTACCCTAAAGGCGAATATTAGCATCTGCCCAAGCTCTTTCTGCAACATATGTTGCATGTGCGAGCTTATATCGATTAGAGACCCCCATTAGAGTAGGAGCCCATAACCCGACAAAGATTCCATGCCATAAATTGACATTAGTATACAGATAAATTGAAGCTAGTACAGATAATAGCGACGCTCCGAAAAAGATTTGAGATTTTAGTTTATTAGTTATCATTTGGTTTATTTTATTGTATTGTTGTAAATGTTCTACTATTATTATAGTAGAGTTCCTTTCTTATCTCCAGTAACCTCTCATAAATTTAGTCATCTCTAAATAATTCATTGCTCTCTTACCTCCATATTGTATAGTTTCAGTAGGAACTGTACCCCAATCTTCACATAATGCATCCCACATTATAGGGTCGGTCTCTTCTGCTGGAGCTTGTTGTCGAGTAATATCAGCATACTCCTTAACAACCTTATTATACTCCTCAAGCCTATTCTCCTCCCCTCCTCTTATCTCCTCTGCTAACTCTGAGATCCTTAAAACTATTTCACCCCTCTTTTTAAATCTAGGCTTAGTTGTTCGTTTGTAATTTTTCATATTTTATATACTCCCACCTAGCCTCCCCCTTTCAGGTTGTAGGCGTGAAGTCTTTGACGCCTCGTTAATTGCTAGGAGCAGGCCCGGGCAGGATTCGAACCTGCATTCCCTCTATAGACGCTAGCTAGCGCGCATCACAGTAAAGTGCACTTTACTGATTTGGGTATAATATAGATGGGTCTTACCTGTTAAATGACCGGGCCGTATTTTGTTTTGTGTTTTCCTAAAGTTGAGGGTCTTTCTCTGAGGGCACCCTTACTCCCACAATAGTTCATTATTTTACGTCTTATTCTATCGCTTAACCGTGTTTATACTCACTTGACTAATCTGTTATAATGCTTTTAACTTGGCTAATATGGTAACCGTTTATTGATCCCATGAATTCAAGTTGAAACCATCCATTCGCATCCAACCGCTTGATAACACCTTCTGCGGAAAGGGATTCATCAATAGGATCAAATGGTTTGAGCGAGACGAAAACATGCTCACCTGAATCAATGTAGTTTCTAATCATTTTTTCTTTTAACATAATAAAATTTATTTTAGAGCTCGATAAAGTTACTCAAATCAATGGTGTGAACAATTGAAGACTCAGCTTTACGACGCATAAGATCTACATCAACTTTAAAATTCTCAGATGCCTCTTTGACAAGCATGTGTAGCTCCTCCCGCGGGGGTGGGGAGTTCAGGAGGTGGTTTTTAATCCAAGTTAGTCCGTTCTCTAGTTTTTTGTTTTCTTTCATGATGTAATATAGTTGAGTTCCTTTAGCTGTAGAGTTTAGCGAGATCATTTGGGACAACATCCTTACCTCTGTAAATAGCTTGCTTAAGTTTAGTCTGATGCTTCCATAAGCTATCAAGCTGATCATTAAGATCTGCACAACCGCTACAAGCTCTATCACTATCTAATGCTTCAAGAACCTTAAGCTTATCAGTAAAGCAGTTCATAAGCTCATCCATATGCTCCAACACTTGCTTCTTCTGCTCGTTATTATTTTCTTTCATAACTAATATACTTTCTTCCTTGATTCTGATTATATTCTACCACACGATGGGTAGTTTGTAAATACTTTTTTTACTAAAAATAGGCTTTTTTTGGTGTTCATCTGATTACTGGTGTTCATCTGATTACTTATGGGAAATTGGCTGCTCTAAAAGGAATTGCACCTTTATTTTTCTCGCCCGAACCATTGGGGTTTCGGTGACTTATGGTTGAAGAGGTCGTGGAGAATGTTTTACTTTTTAAACTATAGAGCTTTTATTAAGGGGTTTTCCTTGATTCTGATTATATTCTACCACAAAAAATGACCACTGTAAATACTTTTTTACTAAATAATAGCACTTTTTTTAATTTGTATTACAGATTTAAGTCATTTTTGTATAAAACTGCTAAAAAGATACACTTTTGACTGCAAAATCTATGGCTCGAGCAGCTTCAAGTTTTACTGGTCTACCACGATACCACCCTCCATTTTCGTTGTCAATTTCTCTAACAAGTGATTCAACCTCGTTAGGTGTGATAGGATATTTTCTACGAATAGCATTAGCAGCAATACTCATCATTATTCGATACATGTGATGATACCAACCAGATTCATTAATTGTCATATACTCAGTAACAAGCTGCTTGTTAACAAAAGGACAATCGCGATAAGATGACCATTTAATATTTGTATTTGTCAACTTGCTTTCATAGTGCTTTTTCAACTCTTTTTGAATTGCTTCAGGTAAATGATCACTTAATGAATTTCCTGAATTTTCTACAAAATCATATTTTGCCATTAGTTTTACCGGATCAAGAAATGGTCCTTCATGTGTAAAAATAAAGTTATACGCATTAGGATATTGTGCTGGAACATAATACATGCGCGAAAGATCTTTGGTTTGCGGATCACCAAGTGAATTGTATTCTTTATTTAACGCAAACCAAAGATGTTTAATCTTATCAGCTTTTACTTCTTCTGTGAGCGGGAAGACAATTCTGAATTTTGGTTTTTCTTTCGATGAAGATGCAGAGCTATAGCACACGAATCGATGACCTTTAAAGGCTTCGATCGTTTCTTCGAACGTAGAATCATATTCATCAATGTCAAGGGCAACCCAACTAGCCCACGAAATAACATTCCTATTAGCGCGAGTCGTGCCCCCATCATAGGTAGCTGGTGTAATAAGCGGCGAGCCATCTTTTCTTTCTCCTTTCTTTGGTTTATAACCAGGCTGTTTGCTCAAAGAATATAACAAGTCTTCAAAACCTTTCCAATCTTGGAAGGCCATTTTTCGATGTGTTTTATTATCGAAAATAGAATTGAATATTGTGAGCGAATACATTATGAAAGTTTTTCTAAATCACCATGATTATCTTTATGAGAAGGTGCTTCCCATCCTTCAGGTTTAATCAGGTCTGGAAGACCAAGAGGATTAGGCCTTGTTTCTTTAATGCCAACTTCTTTTTTCATATTTGCTTTAAATACCTCATCCCACGCTTTATACGCATCAACACCAAAGGCATCCAACGTGCCAATGGCTACCACACATAAGTCAATAAGACCATCAACAACTTCTTCAGAATCAACATAGCCAGCGTTGTTTGATGCAACCTGAGTTTCAGTTAATTCTTCTTTTAGAAAATTAATTCTAAAGTTTAAGAATGTGCGTAAATCTAAACTATTCATTTTTTCAACTGCAGGACGTACTCCGTACTTTTCATGCATATCACTAATATCTTGTACCCAATCTTTACTCATATTTTTTAATTTGTTTATGTATTATATCTTATATATTTACTAATGTAAATACTAAAATAGAAATTGTTGAAGATCTGCTCTTGGTTCTGCTGACCAACCAATCGCATCGAGGATAATTTTGATTGGGTCAAGAAAAGTCTTTTGAAACTGAAGATCATAATTAATGTACTTATTTAGCTCGAGTTCTTCAGGCAAATGCCCCGGAAATGATATGACATTTTCTTGAATTGTATTTGGAACATGAAGATACAAAAATTTAATTTTATCGCCATTTTGGATAAGTTCATATTTTTTTTCCAAACCTAATGATTTTACTCGATTGTTGTAAAGAAGTGCACCCCGGGCGTGTATAGGTGTTCCTTTTGTGTAAACAGTAGAACGATTAGACCATTTAGTCATATCAGTCACACCACGAGGAAACGCAACTTGATCAGCAGGAAGAGATTTAAAATGATCTTTGAAAAGAGATACTGCTTCCTGTGTTTTGTCTTCATCGCCTGTCACAATGATTTTAAACATTTGATTCATAGCTTCTCGACAAGCTTGAGGCGTAGAAGATTTTACTGCTTCAATACCCATCATTTTAATTTTAGGTTTAGCGTATTGTACACCTTCGTTGTTATGTACATTAAGAATGTAACGTTTTTTCGCAGTCCAAATACCTCGATCTGCGATAGCTTCTCGCTTCATAACCATACGATTTGTATAAGCATTTGTACTATCAGAAAACTCTTGGAACGCTTTTTCAAGCATAGGTTCAATTGCTTTAGAGCCAAACTCATCAAGGAATGCTATAGGATTCTTAGGTTTAAACTTTTCAATGATGTCGTTAACTCCAATGTAAAGCGAGTCAGTGTCCATTGCAATAACACGATCTTTACTTTCGCCAATAAATTTGTCCAGAAATGTATTTACATTTTTTTCACCATGTTTGATGACCGCTTGGCCGGTCAGAGTAATACCAGAAGCAATTCGAAGATCAAAGTAACGAAAGTATTTGTTGCCCATAGCACCATAAAGAGAGTTAAGAAGAATTTTAATTGCTGTCTGAAGAGTTTCAAGGCGTGCAACTTTCCCTGAGGTTGTTTGGTATTCATTACGCTGGGTTTTTGAAATTGTTTCAAGTTTAGTTTTAGCTTGAAGCATTTCGTCTTTAACAGTTACACGTTTTGCGTATAACTCTTCGACAATTTCGGGAATAATACCTTTCTTCGCTTTACTAAACACAGCGCCATTTGAAGCTACAGCACCTTCAGCGCCTGGCATTCCTAAGATAGTTTCAGGCGACATATTGTATTGAACAATTATGTTTGGATAAAGTGAGTTAAGGTCAAAAGACATTACCCAATCGTGCATACCTACATGAGGATCTTTTACATATCCACCTGGAAAAGCTTCTGATGTTTTATCAGATGATGGAATTGTAGCAATATTGAAACGAGCTAGCCTTCGGAAAATAATTGAATCCCATATCGCACAGGTACCTAATGTGTCTTGATAATTTACACCACCTAGGTACGCCATAGTCATAACAAGAGTAATAAGACCAAGTTTGTCTTCCATACGCTCAATGAGCTCGACGTCTTTAATGTTGTAATCTACAAACATTTGATAATCTGCATCATAAAGATCGCGTAAAGAACCAACTTCAGAATAGTCGAGCTTTTTCTCGCCAAGTACTACACTCGAAATATGATTAAGAGAATAAGACTCCTGATTGCCGTATGTATAAGCAAACTTTTTAAACAATTCCATATAGTCAAGATGCTGAATACCCATAATGTCAAAGGTTGTTCGAACACTACCTTGAACACGAATATCTCTACGTTCAATCTTGCGCCATGGGGAAAGACCTTTTGCGAAGTCTTCGCCAAGAAGAAAAACCATTCGAGAAATCATGTATGGAATATCGAAAAAGCGGGTGTTCCAACCTGTAATAATATCAGGTGTATTTTCTGGCGTTGCCCAATATTCGACAAATGCTTCCAGCATCGAAGCTTCGTCTTTAAACTGACGATATTCAATCTTTAAAGAACGCAATTGTGTCGATTGCTCGTCATAAGGTTTTAAACCCCAAACACGATAGGTGTCGTCTCTAGAACTTTTTAGTGCAATAGTAAGAATCTCATTAACAGGATTGTCAATTTCTGGGAAACCATCGCCAAACGATGTTTCAATGTCAAGAGAAGCGATGTCAATTAGTCGTCGATCATAAGGAATTTCATTTGGAAACTGCCCTTGAATAAAAGCTGGGATGTGTCGTTCGTTGCCATACAGCTTAAAGTCAGGAACATCGCGATAAGTTTTTTGAAAATCCCTTAGCTCTGACATTGAGCTAAACTGAATAGGATCTACTGGAACACCATCGAGTGACTTCCAAGATGTATTCTGCTTTTTAGACTTAAGATAAAGCGTTGGTTTATATTTGATACGATGAGATATTTTTTTGCCATCGTCATCGTAGCCACGATATAGAAGATTGTTTGCTAAACGTTCAACACTTGTATAGAATCCACCTAGTAACATATAAGTATTATACCATGTCTAAACACACTTGTACATAATAAAATTGGTCCAATCTTGCAAGACTGATTTTTCTAAAACATTTGCGGATGAAACTATGGTATTTGAAAAAGAGCTAAATGTCTCAAAGAGATTACCTTTTTTATCATAGAACACTACATCGTCATATTGCTGATTATTGTTAAAATTGAATGTTTGTGTTTCTTCATTAAAGATTGTCATAATATTATTTATTACAAAAGCTCCCTTACACTTTTGCATAAGGGAGCTTAAGTTAACTTACATCGGCTAATATTTAATTAGTCATCAATTTTAAATGATTTTGGTTTTTTATCTTCAGGAATTGATTTCTCTAAAAACACAGATAGAATTCCATCAGTGAGAGATACCTTTGAAACTTCAATGTATTCACCTAACGTAAACGTTTTATTGAATTTACGTGTTGCAATTCCTTTATGAATATATTCTTTATTGCCGTTTAAATCAACATCTTTAGATGCGACGGAAAGAACATTTTCCTCTTGTTCAACGAATAAATCACTCTTACTAAATCCAGCGACTGCAATAGCAATTTCAAAGCTATCTTCATCGTGTTTCACCACGTTGTGTGGTGGATAAGTTGGTTGTTTTGAACTCAATTTTTCGATTCGGTCAAAGACGGAATCGAACCCGACTGTCCACGCGTGTGGAATATTGTATGTTGTCATTTTTTTTATCTCCTTATTTAAGCGAGTTAATGTTGTGGACTCCTTTCGGACATCCGATTTGAAAAGCTTCGTGCTTTTCAAAAGTTATTTATACGATTTAATGTTACCAATTGAATATTTTGATTCTAAATTCCATTCTTTTTTATCTTTATGAGAAATAATTTTAATTGCTCTTAAAGATGTTTTTGGATTTGCAGATGAAGGTATTACAATTTCAAGTAAACCCCAATCAGAAAGTAAAGTGGTAATTGTATTTCTACGAGCTAAATCGTCTTCTGTAAAGTTTGATGGTTTTCCATCCAGTAAAAAAAGTTCTTTAAAGTGCACAATAAAATAGCGGCCTTGTTTATGCAAAATATGACAGCTTTGGTAAAGTGTATTATGTTCTTTTTTAGAAGATACACCAATTCTTGTAAGTGTTTCTTTTATTTTAAGAAAGTCATCTGGTTCTTCAATCCGAACCTCGAGCATATTAGAAGGTTTCCATTCTGTAACATCTTCGTTCATAGAACTATTTATAGAATTTTAACCTTTGCCATATTCACATACTTTAATAGGTATCTTCTTGAAGGTAACTATGTGATCCGCAATAATTAGACCAAGATCTTTCTGACTTGTTTAAACAATAATCAAACATCAACTCTTCAATAATAACTGATGGGCCAGTATACCATTCTTCTTTTTTTGCTTTATCCAAAAGGGAAATGATTTTTTCATCTGCCTGATCCATCATTTTTCTAGTACACTTTGCTAACTTTTCAGCTTCTTTTTCAAATTCTTTTGATATTTTAAATTCTACACTCATTACTTTTTATTTCTAAATTTGCGGATAAGCAATTTAACAGAAAACGCAGCTGCTGCTAATATACCAATTGTTTTTGTTTTTTTAAATTTCATTTATTTTCCTCCCTTGTCGTGTTTCTTATAAAGAATATTTATTTGTTTGTTGTTGAAAATAGGATAAACAGCTTCGGCTTTTTCTCGAGAATAGCCATATTCTTTTTGAATTATTTCAATATCCTTTAACGCATTTGCTTTTTTACCCCATTTTGAAAACCTTTTCTTTGCTGTAACCATGTTGCGATAAAAATCGTATTGCATTCGATTAGGCAAAGTGTGATTAATGTTCATTTCATTCGCAAAAATAACAGTATCTTTAAAGTAGGATAAGCTTCGATTAATTACAAATGGCACATAAGCTTTATCAGGAGATTCGGGATTTGCCATCTCAAGAGATTGGTCTGCCTTACAATCTTCTAAAAGATGCTTATCTTTTTTGCCATTATTAATAGAATTAATAAATGTAAACGGTGTTACCTTTTTCATTTCCATTCTGAAGATGCCATAATTTCGGTTAGACAAGCAACGGTGTTTAATTCTTTATCAGCAACAAAGGCCGCCTTATATTGATAATCAGCAAGAATTAAAATAATAGCAGGTATTGATTGTGGCTGGGCATAGTCATAAAGTGTATCATAAATACGTCTAAATATAACAGACGAATCAACATCTGTATTATTAGTCACCCAAGACCTCATGTTTTTAAAGTTTTTTGTTTTAAGAAAACCAACAAGAGAAGCAATATTTTGATCTGACATTCCAACAAGAATATCAGCTGTAATTTCACCTGATGAAGAATATCGTTGAACTTCATTGATAACTCTACGCCAATCTGGCGCATATCTCATAATCAATTCAGCTAGAATTTTGTTGTTAAATGAAACCTTTTCTGCTGTAAGAATATCTTGTAAGCGTTTCATAAATCCGGCCGCTAGGCCGGCGAGCTGTTTTTTAGTCGTATTAAACTCAATAACAGAACAACGAGAATGCAAAGGTTCAATAATACGATTCTTAAAGTTACATGTTAAAATAAACCTGCAATTTTTACTAAACTCTTCAATGAAACCTCTAAGAGCTGGTTGTGTCGATTGAGCATTAAGATAATCAGCTTCATCAAGAATTACAACTTTAGTTCCTCCATTTAGAGAAACAGAAGAAGCAAATTGTTTAATCTTAGAACGAAGAACATCAATACCACTTTCTTCAGAAGCATTGATTACCATACAATCGAGGTTTAACTGGTGACACAAAGCTTTAGCGACTGTTGTTTTACCAAGACCAGCTGATCCTGTTAAAAGCATGTTGTGCATTTCGCCGGTGTCAACAATTTTTTGAAAAGTCTTCTTTAGACTTTCTGGAAGAATACAATCTTCGATGGTTTGTGGGCGATATTTTTCAACCCATAGGAATTCACTTTTACTCATAAACAAATATATTTTACACTAATTTTTACAGATTGTACATACTAAAATGGCTCCGAAGGTAGGGTTCGAACCTACGACCTAGTGGTTAACAGCCACCCGCTCTACCACTGAGCTACTTCGGAATAAATGGAGCTCCGAGTCGGACTTGAACCGACGACCTGGTGATTACAAATCAACTGCTCTACCAACTGAGCTATCGGAGCGCAGATCTTACTTAAAAATATTGGCTAATCTAGAGAAAATGCCAGGACTTTTAACTTCGATATATTTCACGACTTCTTTTTCAATCACCTTCGCTTCAGGTTCAGTAAATTCAACAGGATATGTATCCTCCGGATTTCTTTTTGCACGGTTTAAAGCTTTCTCCATATCGCTGTGAGTAAAGAGATACGCTTCACCATTCTCAGCGAATACGTGAAAATAATTTTCCGAAGCACTTGTGCGTGCTTTCTTATTTTTAACAAGCTTAATATAAGCTCTTTGTATTTTTGTACCAGTCATAATAATACGTTTTTAGTGTTAGGCTAGTTTAACAACATAGCCAGGTTAGTTTTTTTTATTTTGAAGCTTCAGATGTTTCTTCAACAGAGTCTTCTGCCGGTTCTTCATTTGGCGCGTTCTGCTTAACAAATTCTGCAAAGAGATCACGCAACTGGCCAACGGACGAAAGTTCGGGCCCCTTGAAAGCACCTCGCTCGGAGGCGGTGTCAATAATTTGTGTTGCGAATGAGATGTGCTGAACATTCAATTGTACTTCTTGCACTTCGTTAGTTTCTACTGCGGTGTCTTTTTTATTGTCTGACATAATATGTTTTTTTGTTAGTTGTTAAATGATGAATTTTTTTCTAAAGCGATCCAGTATTTGGTTTTGTTTTTTATACCATTCCATTGTGAAATAAGTTTAGAACTAACTGAAACTTCATAATCGTCTGGTAGAAGTTTTAAGTTAGAAATAAGAAATTGAAAGTCGTAAGTTCTACTTTCGTCATCGCCGATGAGAAGTCGATACGTATTGGCGGAAGAGTTGTCTGGGTCTTTTACTTCTAAATAAACGTTATTATCGCCTTCGAGAGAGCAGATCGAGACAACAACGTGACCAAGAGCACCTCCAGCTTTACGAATTTCATTAATAACGTTTGAAGTAATTTCAACCTTAAAATCAGCCTCAGGCATGCTCACTTCTTTTTGTGGAGAAGTAAGAATAAGAGGATCCGAATAACGGTAGTTGACTGACGCTCGAGTATTATTAATAGAAACTGAATTTTCGCCAAAGTCTAAGTCAGGATCGTCAATGAGATTAAGAGCAGATAAAAATTCATTTAGATCGTATATACCTACTTCAGAGTCAAAGGACTCTTCTACAACAACAGAAGCCATAATATTTTTAGCGTCTGCAATTGTTGATAAATTGTTACCCTCTTTAATCACAAGATTAGGGTTAATTGCGGAAAAGTTCTTAAGAACTTCGATTGTTTCTTTACTGATTTTCATAATCAAGTTATTCTATACTATTTTCAGGGGTTTGTAAATAATAAAATTCCAATAAAAACATCATGCAGCAAACCGCGTGTGCGGCGTGATGAATGCCGGTTTCCTCATCCAAAGTTTCTCCTCGTTGAAGGGCCCACATATGACGTTGCGCTGCAGCAAAATAACGACTATCAAGATTCTCAAGATATTGCCAATTGTTTCTATCATATTTTTGGGCTCCATGTGTTAATACTTTTACAACGTCGTTTAGCGCATTCGGTGGAACTAAACTATAGTCTGGTTTTTCTGAATCATATTTAATGCCTTCCATATTGTTTAGATATTATACTATATTTTTGGCTGTTTGTAAACTACTTTTTTTCATTTGACTAAAATTGTTCACCTTTTCAAATTCAATCTTATTAGGAAACTTACCTTCTAACAAATCCTGTTTATGGGAAATAATAAAAACATTCGTTTCTTTACCGAGTGTATTAAGAATTTTAAGAAGATTGTCAACACCATCTGCGTCCATGCTTGAGTCAAACGTTTCGTCAAGAACCAAAAGATTAGTGTTTGCGCTATTCTTCATTTTAGATATTTGTCTCCATGAGAACAATAAACTTAAATCGATTCTTTGTTTTTCTCCTTCTGAAAAAGATGCATACGTAAATTCATCGCGGTGGCGAGATTTAATTGTTTCATTAAAAGAATCGTCAAGATGGAAAAGAACAAAGAAATCAAGAACTTGTAAATATTGATTGATAAGCTTATTCATGATTGGAAGATACTGGCGAATAACTTTAGTCTTAATTCCAGTGTCTCTTAAGAGTTCACTAATAGCATCAAAGTAAGAGCTTTTTTGTGATTGCTTTAAACGTACTTCATTTAAATTTGCTCTTTTGCTTCTATCATTAGACAGTGTTTTTTCAGCAGCATTAGTGTCTTGAATATCGATATTTTTAGAAAGGCTTTGAATCCGCTTTTTAAGAATATTAATTCGTGTTTGGTTGTTAAGCATACTTGAATTAACTTCATTCAAGTGAACAATTTTCTTGTTTATTTCATTTACATTTTCTTCAACTATCTTAAATTCTTTTTTTGCTTTATAGTAATCTTCATTTAGAGATTTAGCTTTTATCTTGCAATTATGATTTTTAGATTCTTTCAATTCTTTCGAAATGTCTTGCTCACACGTAGGGCAACAATCATTCTTATCATAGAACATAGATTCTTTTACGATATCATCCATCTTATGCTTAATACTGTTAATATTCATAGCATAAGTGTTCATATTTTCTTTTTCTTTTTTATGAGATTCTATTGAAGTATTATAAGATTCGTCATACTCATTTTGAAGTGATAAATTGCTGTTAAGCAATTCTTCAACTTCTTCGTTTAAATTGAAAATTTCGTTTTTTCTTTTTTCTTCATGAGAAGAATCAATCTTTTTTAGTTCATCGATATGTTTTGTTTGAAGATCAATCCGTTCTTTAAGTATATTTAATTCATTATCTGTTTCACTCATGCTATGACGAAGAATAGCAATTTTTTCTTTTAGAACACCGTTCATTTTTGTAAATATTCCAATGTCAAGGAGGTCTTCAATAACGTTTCTTCTTTGATAAGAAGGTAGCTGCATGAATGGAATAAAGTTAGATGATCCTAAAACAACAACTTGATGGAACGACTTATGATTAAGTTTAAGAATATTTTGCTCGATGATTTTTTGATAATCGCGGCTATGTGATTCTTGGTTTAATAGTTCTCCATTTCGATAAACCTCAAAAATATTAGGTTTAATTCCTCGAATAATTTTGTATTCAATTGATCCAACAGAAAATTCTACAGTGACAAGACATTTTGTGTTGTTTATAGAATTTACCAATTGTGGTTTGTTAATACTTCTGTGAGGCTTCCCAAATAGTGCAAAAGACAAAGCATCAAGCATTGTTGATTTTCCTGCACCATTTGAACCAACAATAAGAGTCGCAGAATCACGATTAAGATAAATCGCTGTTTCTTTGTTGCCTGTTGATAAAAAGTTTTTCCACGTAAGTTTCTTAAATGTAATCATTATATAGTATCTAAAGATTGTGCTTCAATTAATAGTTCTTGCATCATTTTTTTAAGAACGTCTTGGTTTAAATTAGTTTCTGTAGCATCGATGTAACTGTTTAGCAATGTTGGAGTATCATCAACTCTTACTGCATCATCATCAATGTTATCCCCATCATACTCATCAAATGATTCAATGATTCGAACTTCATAGGGATTAAAATCATAAAGCAAATCCATGAATTTGTCAAAGATATACAAATCACTTTTATTAGTTACAATGACTTTAACAAAGGTGTTTTGAATTTCATCTCTGGTTATCGCTTTAAGATTATCTTCATCATAATAAATTTTTTGAAATAGATATTGAGGATTTTTAATTGCTTCGACTTTACGAGTTTCTGTATCAAGAATATGGAAATATTTTGGATCATGAGCATCAGACCAAGTAAGCTCAAATTGCGTTCCGAGATATGTAATATTTCCTTGGCTGCTTTTCGTATGATAGTGGCCAGAATAAACAGACTCATAACGATCAAATAAACTGCTATCCATTCCGTGTGACTTAATGTCAGCATTCCCCATGTATTTAAATCCTCCTAATTCTAGGTGACCCATTAAAATAGATGCATCAGAATTTTTAATGAAATCCATGCATTCATCATTGTTAGTTTCGCACATCCATGGTAAAAAGCCGATTTTTAATTCAGCGAATTTTTTTACGATAGGATTCATAGAAACATTAATCCTATCGCTATATTTGTTTAAAATTAATTCTAAAGAATTTAATTCGTTAGTGTTTTTATAATAAACATCATGGTTTCCTGGGATTATATCCATAAACATATCATAATCATAAAGTTTTTTTATAAAATCATTATAATTTTGTTTTAAAACTTTGTAGTTTATGTATCTACGGTGATCAAAATAATCTCCTAAATGAATTATATCTTTAATGTTGTTTTCTAGCAAATACGGAAAAAAGACATCATTATAAAAACTAGATGAGTGATTCAAAAAAATATCTGAACCATTCTTAATTCCAGCGTGTGTATCATTAATAAGAGCTATTTTCATATTAAATAAAATCTTCTAACAGTCCGGAAATTCTTTTTTTAGATCGCTTTTTCTTTTTTATTTTTTTGCCGAAGTTTTTGATTGCAGAATCGCGATCTCTAATAAGTTGTGATTTAAAACGAATACGTTCAACAATTCCATCTGCGCCTTTATGATCGCCTACATCCATAAATCCTGCGGCATCTGCGTGTTCCATATACAGCTCTTTAATATCCTGGTGCTTTTTCTCTTTAGCGATTCGTCTTAAAAACGCGTAATATGTAATTTGTGTAAAGTATGCGAACGCATTAGGTAAACCAGTGCGAGTCGCCTTTTTTACATCATAATTCATAATGGCCTTAATACAATTTTCGACTGCATCCATCACCATCTCTTCACGGTATGTATATCCAGAAAAGTTAGGTTTATGGGAAAGGCCTTCTGCAATTTTAAGAAAGCACGTTCCAATGTATTCGGTGATCCGTGGTTCTTCAACGTCTTTTTCTCGGGCTTCTAAAACAGATTCAGTGTATTCTACAACGGCGGTTGAAAACTCCCTGTTATTTACGTAGTGAGGTTTATCTTTAGCTTTCTTTTTCATAGCATAGTTATATTATACAATATAAACTCTTAAATGTACATATTTAATTGCAACCTTGTGCATTTTTTTATGTACAGAATTATAAATTTGGTGTATAATATTCTTAGAAAGGCAAAAAACATCTATGTTAATTTTTGCCGTATGGATTATCCCATTTACTTCTCCATTTAAAAGATGATTGTGGATTATAGCAATCATCAATTTCCATACCATCGATACCTCCATCAATATCTGTATTCATAAAATTATCAACTGGATCATTAAACAATTGTTTTAAAACAGTATCAATCTCATTGTTAGTAAGATGGCCTTCTAAATTAGATTTTATTAAATACCTGTGATATTGTATTTGTACACTTTCCAAAGGAACTCCAGAAGATATAATTTGACTTTCCTTTATTTGTATAACATCGATGTCTTTTACTAGCATCCAAGGACTAAAAAATGATTCGTCCTTTCCTAAGATTTGGATTTCTACAGCTCCAGTGAGGTGGAAGCTTCGTGTATTTCTGTCAAATTTTTCTTCGTTTGCTATTATGTGACTACCGTCGATTAGCCTATAAGTTACTATCTCAAACTGATTCAAGTAGTCTTTAAGATCTTTATTCATATTGGCACTTCGTGAATTCTGTAATTAAAGTTTTCTTTTGTGTATATTTTTACACGTTCTATCGCGTGATTAAGTGTGTAATTCTTTTTTCTTTTCCATGATAAATCATCTGCCAAATCATAAATTGTAGTACCTCGCCCATCGTTAGTTTTTCTTAACCCTCTCCCAATCGATTGCAATACACGAATTTGTGACTTCGT